TCAGGTCCAGTTACGTCGAAAGCTGGCTTTATCACTGGCACAGATGCCAACACAACCGTTACCGCAGCTACCCTTACGGTAGACTCCACCTACAACGGTCAAATCATCAACCTTAGCCTTGCTGCCGGTATCACCGCTACTCTTCCTGCGGCTACGGGCACTAATGCAATGTACCGTTTTGTTATTGCAACAAGCGTTACAAGCAACAGCTACAAAGTTCAGGTGGCAAACGCCACAGACGTGATGGTTGGGACTGCAAGTGTTGCGGGTACAACGGGCACGGTCTTCGGGACAGTTCCAGCTTCCGACACACTTACGATGAATGGCACTACGCAAGGCGGACTTGCGGGGTCCTATGTTGAAATCATGGATGTTGCTGCCGGTGTGTTTGTTGTTCGCGCCAACCTCCTTGGCTCGGGAACAGTTGTCACCCCATTCAGTGCTGCCGTATCATAAGTCGGGCGGGAGAAATCCCGCTCCTCTTACAGGGAGATAATTATGGCTGACACAGTAGCAACACAACTGCTCTATGATGGCGCAAAACAAGCCATCATGAAGTTTACCAATGCCTCGGATGGCACTGGTGAAACTACCGTTAAAAAAGTAGACGTGACAACACTTTCCTCATATCTGGGGAAAGCGTGTTCTGGCGTCCAGATTGACCGTATCTATGGTCTTACGCACGGGATGGAAGTACGTTTATTTTGGGAAGCCACTGCAAACGTAACCATCTTGACCTTCCCCCAGAATACCGCTCAAACAATGTCGTTTGACGACTTCGGTGGTTTGGACAACAATTCAACCACGGGTAAAACGGGAAACATCCTATTCTCAACTTTGGATGCTAGTTCGGGTGATGCCTACACAATCATCCTCGTCATGCGTAAACTCTACTGAGTCGGGCGGGGTGTGATGAACATATCCATTGATTTAGTGTGGAACATGCTTCACACCCTCCTCATCATTCCGATGGGGTGGGTACTTGTGTATCTTAACAGCCAGCAAAACCAACTCTGGAAAACCGTATCTGAAACCAGAGAGAAGTACGTTACAAAACAAGAGTTACAAAGCGACCTAGCCTTGATGCACAAAAGGTTTGATCGTATCGAAGAAAAAATAGATCGTCTCATCGCAGACCATCTTGTAAAACGCTAGGAGAACTACCATGGCCCTCATGAAAAAACCCGGTAAGAATGATTCTATGCCCAAGCGCATCCGTCAACGTGCCATGAACATGGCAATGGCTGATCGTAGTGGCGCATCTATGCCACCCGCTATGTCAAAGGCTCCAATGGAAGCTCCTTCGATGATGGCTCCTCCCATGTCTTCCTCCCCTATGTCTGCACCCCCCGCCATGAAAAAGGGTGGAGCTGTCAAGGAAAAGTCCAGTGGTGAGCGTTACGCTTCCAAGGGTGCGATGAAAAAGCACGAGGCTAAGGAAGGTAAGTCCATGGAGCGCAAGGAAGACAAAATGCGCGGTGGTGGTATGGCTGTCAAAGGTAAGGGCGTAGCTCTTCGTGGTGGCGGTGTTGCTACTCGCGGCATGGGTGTTGCCCTGAAAAAGGGCGGTCTTCCAAATATAGGTACTGTTAAGGGCGTAACACCTAATCGTCCCAAGCTTGTCGTTATGATTGCCGTTGGCAAAGGTAAAAAGAAATGAAGAAGCCTACGAAGGCTCAGGCTAAAATCCAAAAAGTACTGCACGAGTTCAAGACTAAAACCTTGCACACGGGTAGCAAGAAGGGTCCTTTGGTCAAGTCTCGTAGTCAAGCAATCGCCATCGCTCTTTCTGAGGCTGGCAAGTTAAAGAAGGGTAAGTAAGATGGCAACCATTCGTCAAGAGTTCAACCAAGCTTTCGGTGAGGCCCGCAGTCGTGGGGACAAGACCTTTGAGTTTCGTGGCAAGACCTACGGGACTCAAATGGGAAAGCCAAAAGAAAAAGTTGAAGTTGGCCCTCATGGTCCGGGCAGTGAAGAGTTTATCCCTGACGGCCCAAAGATGCGCTCTGAGGAAAAAGATACGCTTCCCATGGACACCTCTCCTATGCGTTCTGAGGCCAAGGACACTTCCAAAAAGTATCAGCCAATCCCAACTCTTTCTGCGGCAGAGAGCTTTGAAAACTTCAAGGCTGCTCCCGGTCGTGTGATGGACATGGTCAAGAATAAACTGGGTAACGTAGGTGACGTTAAAAGCAACTACAACCCCGGCGTTAAAATGACGGACTCTGACCGCGAGCTTCGTGATGTTGTGGAGAAGCGCAATGGTGGTATGGTCCGTAAAAAGACCGCGCTTTCTCGTAATAAGATGGCTGGTGGCGGTGCTGTTCGTGGTGCGGGTTGCGCTACGAAGGGCAAAGGCAAGATGAGGATGTACTGATGGCTCGCACAGGTAATAAATCCAGCACGGGGTTAATGAATATTGGTATGTGGGAAGGGTCCAAGAAGGACGTTGCCCAAGATACCAAGCTAGCCAAAAAGCACGGCATGACTAAAGCAGAGTGGGAAACATCCAGCTTGGATGAGAAGCACGACACCCAGAAGTCCATGAAAGGGCTGCGTGGCGGCGGCATTGCAACCCGTGGTATGGGCGTAGCTCTCAATCATGGGGGCTCTGTTTGCAAGGCTGGCGGCGGCATGGTAACTCCTAAGGGGGCTGGCGTAGGTCGGTCGAAAAGCTGCAAGGTAAGCTAAGATGGCAACTTCCGGCACGAAGACGTTCAACCTCGATCTAGGTGAATACATCGAGGAAGCTTTTGAGCGGTGTGGTATCGAGGTCCGTACGGGCTACGATCAGCGCACGGCTCGCCGAAGCTTGAACCTCTTGCTGGCAGAGTGGGCAAACCGTGGGTTGAACCAATGGACCATTTCCCGTGATTCAATTACGGTCAGCCCCACGGGTGGGGTCAGCTCAGAAGGAGTTATCTACAACCTTCCAGAAGCAACCATCGATATCATCTCAATGGCTTGTCGGTTTGTTAGCACTTCAAATACCCAGAACCAGCAAGATTTAACGGTTGACCGGATTAGCCGTGATTACTACCTCAGCATTCCAAATAAACTTTCAGTAGGGCGACCCGTTCAGTTTTATGTCAACCGTCAGATCACTCCTCAACTTGTTATTTGGCCTAAGCCTGACACAAGTTACTACCTTATTGTTGATAAGCTCGTCCGTATGGATGATGCTGGAAGCGGCGCGAACACCATCGACATTCCATTCCGGTTCTATCCTTGTCTCGTGGCTGGTCTTGCTTATTATATCGCTATGAAAAAGGCTCCGGATCGTGTGCAGCTTTTGAAGGCTGTCTACGAAGAGGAGTTTGATAGAGCCAAGAGCGAAGATCGGGATCGGGCATCTTTGCAGCTTACTCCGGTGAGGAACTGGTACAGGGTAGTGTGATATGGGCAGATACGCAGGAGGCAATTATGCAATTGCACTGTGTGACCGGTGCGGGTTCCAGTATCGCCATACTACTCTGAAAAAAGAGTGGAATGGGCTGCGGACCTGTATTGAGTGCTGGGAATCCAAGCACCCTCAAATACAGCCTATCTTTCCTCCCACCGAGCCACAGGCCTTGTTTGAACCTCGTCCAAGTCGGGTTGAGCCTATGCAAGTCCCAGTTGGCCAAGACATTTTCCCCTATCTTAACAACATCAGCACTCAGGGTGTTATGCAGATTGGTATCGTTACGGTGAGTATCACATAATGGCATGGACATACACGACGCTGGTACAAGCGGTAAAGGATTTCACCGAATACGATGAAACAACCTTTAACTCTTACATCCCCACCTTTATTCGCAACTGCGAAGAACGGATTCTGTTTTCCGTTCAGTTAGTCGATTTTCGTTATAATGTCTCCGGTACAACGACTGCCAGCAATAAGTTTCTGGGGTTGCCCGCGGATTTCCTGTCGTCATACTCTTTAAGTGTCACGGTAAATGGGGAAACCTCATTCCTTTTGAACAAGGACGTTGAATTTCTTCAAGAGTATAATCCTTCCGGAGTCACCGGAACTCCCAAGTATTACGCCCTATTTGACAAAAGTACCTTCCTGCTAGCCCCCATCCCAGCGGGAGCCTACCCTGTTGAGTTGCATTACTTCTATCAGCCTGCCTCGATTGTAGATACGGGTACATCTTGGCTTGGGGACAATGCCGAACAGGCACTCCTTTACGGGACGTTGTTTGAGGCTTATACCTATATGAAGGGTGAGCAAGACCTGTTGAACTTGTACAATCAACGGTTTGCGGAAGCCCTTGCTCGCTTGAAGAACTACGGCGAAGGCATTGAAGATGAAGACGCCTACCGTGATGGGCTTGTCAAAATAAAGGCGACATAGAATGGTTGGAAGTCAGGGTACTACTGGTGGGTTTAGAGTCGATGTTCATACATCCTCGGATGGGGGACACCCACCAGAGTTTTGGGCAAAGCGGGCCGCTGACCGCATTGTTTCTGTTTCCGAAACAGCGCATCCTGCTATCCGTGAACAGGCGGTAGCCTTCAAGGATTTAGTGGAACAAGTAGTGCTTGATCACATAAAACGTGCTATATCCTGTGACAGGACCACGGTCAGCCATCTGGTAACAGAAGCTGGTCACCCCTATTTAGCTGAACTTTTGAGGAGGCCATAATGGCATTCACTGGCAATTTCATGGCTACATCCTTCAAGCTGGAAATCTTGAGCGGGATTCATGCCTTCAACACCTCTGTTGTCCGTGGCAGTACCGCTGCCGACTCGTTCAAAATAGCTCTCTACACATCTTCGGCATCGCTGACCGCTGCCACAACAGTGTACTCCGCAACTAACGAGACGACCAATACGACGGGTTCTGCCTACACGGCTGGTGGTAATACGCTGACAAGCCCCACTACTTCTTCGAGTGGCACAACGGCTTGGGCAGATTTTGCTGACAGCTCGTGGTCTACGGCTTCCTTCACGGCTCGCGGCGCGTTGATTTACAACTCGACTCAGAGCAACAAGGCTGTTGTTGTGCTGGACTTCGGTGCGGATAAGACCGCTTCAGCTGGTACATTCACGGTTGTATTCCCCACCGCCGATGCTTCCAACGCTATCATTCGTATTGCGTAATGACCAATGACCGATGCAATCGTAGCCTTTGAAGGATGGGACCGGTCCCAAGGTTGGGGACTAGGCGCATTTGGCACGGATGCGATTGCTATCGGTCTGGCTACCGGTGATGTAGCTTCGTCAGCTACCGTTGTTGCAGATGCTAACGTCAGTCCAACGGGGGTTGAGGCAACAGCAAGTGTAGGCTCCGTCGTAGCGGTAGTTGATGTCAGCATCAATCTGACGGGAGTATCAGCTACGGGGGATGTGGCATCCTCCGCCACAGTTACGGCAGATGCCAATGTTAGCCCAACCGGCCTTTCTTCCACTGGAAGTGTGGGCTCTGCTACGGTCACGGCAGATGCCAATGTTAGCCCAACGGGCGTTGAGGCAACAGGTGGTATTGGGACAGTTGATTTTATACTGAGCCCCAATATCAGTCCAACGGGGGTTTCTGCTACTGGGGATGTTGGATCTTCTGCTACGGTTACGGCGGATGCCAATGTCAGCCCGACTGGTCTTACTTCTACGGGGAGTGTTGGGGATGCTACTGTTACGGCAGATGCCAATATCAACCCGACCGGAGTTGAAGCCACTGGATATATTGGAACAGTTGACTTCATCCAGAGTCCAAATGTTTTTGTAACAGGCGTATCCAGCACAGGTTCAGTTGGTCAAGTAGACATTACCTCGGTCAACTTGATCGATGTCACGGGCCTAGAGGCCACGGGCAGTGCTGGCTCAGTCACCATCACAGCAGATGCAAATGTCAGTCTTGCGGGGGTTTCCGCAATAGGATATGGTGGGCAAGTTCTCGTTTGGGGAAATATTGTCCCGAGTCAAACGCCTAGTTGGACACAAGTGGTCCCAAGTGGAAGCCCTTCTTGGACCGCGGTATCTCCATCTCAGTCCCCCAACTGGAATCAAATTGCCGCGTAGGAGGCAGATAAATGGCTAGCACTTATTCAACGAATCTTGGTCTCGAACTCATAGGGACGGGCGATCAGTCCGGTACATGGGGTGCTACAACCAATACTAACCTCGGCACTCTGCTGGAAGAAGCAATCGGCGGGTATGTAACTCAAGCTATTACAGACGGCTCGGCGGCGACTACCACGATCACAATCCCCAACGGTGCTTCGGGTGTAGCGCGAAACATGTTCATTGAGATGACAGGCGCGTTGACGTATGCCACAACTAGCTTGATTGTTCCTGCCAAGGAAAAAATGTATTTTGTTTACAACAACACCTCCGGTGGTTTTGCTGTAACCGTGAAAGTGTCGGGTCAGACGGGGATACTCGTCCCCAATGGGAAGAAGGTAGTACTAACGTGTAACGGCACAGACATCGTAGAGGCGCATACCGCTATCGTTGGCAATGCCACAATGGGTGGAACCCTCGGTGTAACGGGCGCGACTACTCTTAGTTCAACCCTCGGTGTAACGGGCGTAACGACTGTTGCCGCTGGTAGCGCAGCACTCCCTGCCATTGTATCAACCACTGGCACAGCCGACACTGGCTTGTGGTTCCCCGCCGCCGATACAGTTGCGGCAAGTACGGGCGGCTCCGAACGTATGCGCATCGACTCCTCCGGCAACGTCTTGGTCGGATTGACCACCACTCCTACGACAGGGACAAACGTAACCAAGAACCTTGTTGTCAGCAATGACATTGCCACAGGTTCGCTGCTGCTTGGAACCAACTCATCATTTCTGGGTCGCCGTAGTTCAGATGGTTCAACCATTTTGAATACTGGGCAAGCGAACATTGAATTTAGCCGTGGCGCATACGGTTCAACAACAACTAGTATGGTTATTGACACCTCCGGCAACGTAGGGATTGGGGCTACGCTTAATGCATGGAGTGGGGCTACTGCATTGCAGATGGCTGGCCCGTCTCTGTGGGGTAGTAGTGGCGTTGGTCACTTGTCCGTCAACACTTATTTTGACGGGACAAATTACAAATATATTAATACGGGCAATGCTACTGACTACTACCAACTTTCTGGTACTCATGTTTGGCGTTACGCTGCATCTGGGATTGCTGGGACAAATGTTTCGTTTTCGGAAGCCATGCGTATCGACTCCAGCGGCAACGTAGGGATTGGGACAAGTTCGCCAGCGAGTATTGGTGGCGTTCTGTCAGTTGTTGCCAATGGTGCGGGCGGGACAGGTTATTTTCGCAATTTGGCAACAACCGGAATTACGTCAGACCAGCTTCAAGTTTCCGTTGCACAATCGACCAGCTTATCTAGTATTTACCTCGCACGTTTCTACACTAATGTTTCTGCTTCTCCGACAGTTGCGTTTCATGTACAAGGCGATGGCAGCGGGTATTTTGCAGGCAATCTGCTGGTGCAGGCAACAGCCACAGCGAGAAGTGCGATATTCCGCGTCAATGGTAATTCCCTTATTTCCGGCATTTATTTAGGAACCGACACTGGAAATTGTTATATTTATGAAGGCGCAACAAATGTTATTTCTTTTAGGGTTGGGGCTTCCGGTTCTGATAGATTCTTTAGTTTTGACACCTCTGGGAATGGAAACGCGCTAAATGGGTCTTGGGTAAACGGTTCTGATGCGCGGTTAAAGGAAAACATTAAGACAATAGATAAAGGTCTTGCTGATGTGCTTTCTTTGCGGCCCGTTTCCTATAACAGGATTGGTGCAGAGCAAACTGAAATTGGGTTTATTGCCCAAGAAGTCCAACCAATTATCCCAGAAGTTGTTCATGATACGGGTGAATATCTTGGTATCTCGTATGGGAACATAACGGCTGTCCTCGTCAAGGCCATCCAAGAACTATCCGCAAAAGTTACCGCACTGGAGTCAAAATAATGTCCAACACTTACACTTGGTCCTTTCCCTCCCTATCTGCCTACCCTTCTTATGAAGGCGAAACTGACGTTGTGTTCACCGTGCATTGGGTGCTGAACGGCACCGATGGTAATGGCCATTCCGGTTCTGTCTACGGCACTGTGCCAGTGACATATACGGCTGGTGGACCATTCATACCTTACGCAAGCCTGACTGAATCTCAGGTCATCGCATGGACCACCGAAAGTCTTGGTGCAGATCGTGTTGCGGAACTGCAAGCAAATATTGACAATCAGATCCAGCAACAGGTATCACCTACCGTTGTCGACTTGCCGCCACCTTGGGCGGCTTAACCAAGAGGAAGAAAGACTATGAAAGTTACACTGGAATTTACCGTTGACGAAGTAAACTATGTGCTGATGGCTCTGTCACAACGTCCGTTTGGGGAAGTGGTAGACCTTATTGCAAAGGTTAAATCTTCGGCACAATCACAGCTACAGGCTTCCGACTTGGTTGCCCCTATTGAGACTTCGACTACTCAATAAAGGACCGACATGCCTTTTCAGAAACTCCAGTTTCGTCCCGGCGTTATTCGTGATGTCACAGGATACACAAACGAGGGCGGTTGGTTTGACTGCAACCTTGTGCGTTTCCGCTTGGGATTTCCGGAAACAATTGGCGGCTGGGAAAAACTATCGAGCAGCACCTTTCTCGGTTCTGCTCGTACCCTTTTGGCATGGGTAACTCTTAACGGGAATAATTACCTTTCCCTTGGGACCAACCTAAAGTTCTATGTCGAGAAGAGCGGTGGGTATTATGACATCACCCCACTTCGGACTACCGTTGTTCTTAACGGGGCGTTTGCGGCTACATCAGGTTCGTCCACAATTGTGGTAACGGCTACTAGTCATGGGTGTGTTGACAAAGACTTCGTTACCTTTAGCGGAGCAACATCCCTCGGTGGCACTGTCACCGCTACTGTTCTCAATGCCGAATACCAAATAACTTTTATCAATGTTAACAGCTACAGCATCACAGTTCCTGTGACTGCCAATGGATCGGATACCGGTAACGGCGGGGCAAGCATCACTGCTGCCTATCAAATCAACACCGGATTGGATACTCAGGTCGGTGGTATTGGCTGGGGGGCGGGCACATGGGGCCGTGGAACGTGGGGTTCTGGTACTACTGTCTCGGTTGGCAACAGCCTCCGGCTGTGGTCACAGGACAACTATGGTGAAGATCTTCTCTTTAACGTCCGGAATGGTGGGGTCTACTATTGGTATGGTGGCGGGAGTATCACAACCAGAGCAGTCACCCTAAGCTCGTTGTCCACGGACACCTCTACACCAGATGTTGTCACTCAAATCATGGTCTCGGACCGTGATCGGCACGTCATTGCCTTTGGTTCAAACATGGGTGGGGGAGGATCTCAAGACCCGCTGCTTGTTCGGTTTAGCGATGGGGAAGACCCATTCACTTGGTATCCTTCTGCTACTAATACGGCGGGCGATCTTCGCATTGGTTCGGGGACCAAGATTGTTAAGGCCGTTGAAACCAAGCGCGAAATCGTCATCTTCTCGGATACGGCGGTTTACTCCATGCAGTATCTTGGTCCTCCATATACCTTTGGCTTGCAGCAGCTTGCCGCCAATACCACGATCATGGGGTACAACGCAGCTGTTGCAGTTGACGATGCCGTCTTCTGGATGGGCCATAGCAACTTCTACGTTTATGCGGGGCAAACCCAGCCTCTAAACTGCCCCATTCAGTCCTATGTGTTTGAAGATTTTAACGAGGCTCAGTCGGACAAAGTATTTGCATATCTGACGGCTCAGTTTAACGAGGTCAGTTGGCTATATCCTTCTGCAAACTCAAGTGAAAACGACCGTTATGTAACCTATAACTACATTGACAAGGTGTGGTCGTACGGGATACTAGCTCGTACAGCGTGGCTTGATGATGGTGTTCGTCAACTTTCGATAGCTGCTGGTACAGATAATTACCTCTATAATCACGAATACGGAACGGATGATGGGAGCACAACTCCACCTTCTGCGTTAAATGCTTACATCGAAGCTTCTCCGGTTGACATTGCTGATGGGGATAAGTTCTCTTTTGTTCGTCGTATTGTTCCTGATCTGAAGTTTTTTAACTCAACGAGCAGCCCCGAAGTTTCCGTCATCTTGAAAACCCAGAATTATACGGGTTCAAACTACGTCAGTGGTTCAAGTTCCGCGGTTGATAGAACGTCTACCGTTCCTGTAGATCAGTACACAAATGTGGCAAATGTCCGTGTCCGTGGCCGCTCCCTGATCTTCCGTATTGAGAGCAATAAAGTCGGTACTCGATGGGGTCTTGGTTCTCCCCGTATTGAGGTCAGGCCTGATGGGGGTCGCTGATGGATTACCGTAGCGTATTTCCAACATTCCCCCGCCCTCCTGAAGCATATGACCCACGGTACTTTCAAGATGTCATCAGAGCCTTGGATGCCTTGGTGGTTGCAATTAGAAATCCCGGAGAAGGTCGCCAGACAACCATCGTTTTGACAAACCTTCAAAGTGACGAGTACGGTTTGGAAGAAGGAACTATCTTTCAAGCGGCAGGGGTCTTGCGTATTCCGCAACTTAACTCGGCATATGTCAGAGGTCTTTCCGCCACAGGGACAATTGGTTCCGTAACGGTGACGACATGACTTGTCTTTTCGGGTGTAAACGGGTAAGTTACTGGATGCCAGTATCAGGCTCTGGCCCTGCCAAATGTGAACATTTCGTATCGTAGGAACGCATCTATGCAGGGTATTGCAGCACTCAATCCAGCTAGCCCAGTTCAGCCCTATACGCAGAATGACTTCAAGCGTATTGCTAATACTGTTGGAACATTTTACGAGAATCTGGATCCAGAGAAAAAGAAGGCCTTGTCCGGTTTGGCGGATGAGATTGCGGCATTGCCTCTCCAGAAGTTGAAAGTTTTTGACCAGCTTCTCAACTTCCTTGAACAACATGCCAACCGTTACCCTGAGGTTGTTGATGAACTTGTTCGTAATGGGGCTGTTGACGAAGGTGATATGCCAGCAGAATACAGCCCACCTATCTTTGCAACCATCCATGCCATGGTCCGCGAATCAATAAAGAAGGCCAGCAGCTCCGCAAAGGAGTTTGCAAAAGGCGGTCTTGCCTCGGTAAAGGAATCTGCAAAGCGCGTTCAGGCTGCGGGTCGAGGCGAAGATAAAATCCTTGCACACATTACTCCTGCCGAAGCAGAGCTCCTGAAGGCTCGAGGGGGATCTGGCGATATCAATCCTGCAACGGGTTTGCCCGAATATGGTTTCCTAAAAAGTATTGGCAAGCTTCTTGGTGTTGCTGCTCCTATTATCGGTTCTGTCGTCGGCGGCATGTTTGGCATGCCGTTCCTCGGAGCCGTTGTCGGTGGTGGTCTCGGTGGTCTTGCTAGTGGTGGCGGTGTCAAAGGTGCTTTGATGGGTGCTGCCATGGGCGGTATCGGATCGCTGGCATTTGGCGGTGTTAACAGCATGCTCAACAATGGCAGTTTCTTGGAGGGTGTAACTGGTACGCTTCCTTCCTACCTCGGTGGAACGGGCGAAAGCTTTGGTGGAACCCTATTTGGAAGTGGGGCCTCCGGCGGCACTGGCATGAGCGGGTCTGAAGCTTTGGAAAAAGCTACAAATGCTACAGGTCAAGCGGGAGATCTTGGGGTGGAGCAGGCTAAACTTCCTGATGTAGG